CCCACCCTTGCGCTAGAAAAAAGCGCAAGGATGGGGCACCCGCTTTTGTGGTTGGTTCAAGAATGGCCCGCCCGCCTTCCTTTTAGACAGGCCTGCTCCGGCCCATGCCCTTGTCCATTGCATCGTTAGCCAGCTTGTCGGCTTGCTTGTTGCCGCCGCGCAGGGTGTGGCGGATCTCGAAACTGGCAACGTTCCGAGAGAGGCGGCGGGCCTCTTCAAACAGCGGTCGCAGGATGGGGCTGGCGACTTTGTACTTGCCCTGCATCTGCTTGACCATCAATTCGGAGTCGGAGACCACGCGCAGGTGTTTCACGTTGTGTTCGACGGACCACCGGAGCACGCCCAGGAGGCCGGAGTACTCGGCGTAGTTGTTGGTCTGGATGCCGAGGTACTCGCTTAGTTCGGCGACAACGTGGCCTTTTGAATCTTCAATAACGGCGCCATAGCCCGAGGGGCCGGGATTGCTGCGGGAACCGCCGTCGCAGTGGGCAGTGAACCGCGGGCTGGGCGCGCCGGCGGCAGGATCAGGGAATAGGGATTCGTTCATTGCTTCCAGTGTAGCGTGTGGCCCGATGGGTGGGGATGGTCGAGGTTTGTGGTTTCCCACCCATTTCGCAAAGAACGCGAAATGGATGGGGCACGTGTGAATACAGGAATTGTATTGCACTGGTGGGATATGACGGGAGAAGGCGGGTATCGTCGGGTTTGACGCGGGTGAAACGCGCTTTTCCACAGCTCGACGGCGGAAATTAAAAACAGGAATTAGATTGCACTGGTGGAGAGATTTCGCTTAGATTTTGCCCGTAAGTCGTTGAAAAACCGTCAAGCGCGTGGCGGAATCCAACCGAGCCATCCCATAATGCGAAACTCGGCAAAAATAGCCGCATGACATTTTTGTGAAAAACTCCCAAACTCCGCGCCAGACGCCGCTCGAAGCGCTATCCACCCTCCAAAACAGGCCTCAAAACTTGCACCAAAAACAGTGCAAAAGGTCTCAATGTCTGATAACGTGATTTCTATGGAAAATCATAGAAAAAATAAGGCGGCCACGCCCATCCAAGGCTGAGTAGGGGTCGAATTCTAGCCTAAAAGTCGGTCAGAAAAGGCCGGTTTCTGGCTCCAAAACGAGCAAGATTGCAAGTTCAAAAACAGAGTAACTCAACCTTACAGAACCTATCAACCAACTTAGACCCGAGATACCTTCAAAAACATTGGTCGAGCCCGTTGGCTATGTGGATAGCTTCCATCGACACGCACAACGGCGTTATTCCCGGCCACGTTACCAGAATCGATCGTCTGCGGGCGGCGTGATAGGTTCGCTCCAGAACTCACCGGCGTCCTCCATTTCTTTATCTTCAAGAGGCATCTCGTTTCCTGGAAAGCACCACCCAGCGCAATACATCACGACGGTCAGATTCCTGTTGCGATATTCTCTCAGGTCTCTCCACCAGTAGTACCCTGGTTCCGTCGGTGCTGTTTTTGTCCACATGATTTTACCTCAGTTCAAAAACGCTGGTCGAGCCCGTTGCTTGTGTGGATAGCTTCAATGTGCGCCATCAGCGAATCGTAGTTGATGCGCCAGGGGCTGTTGAGCTTGTCTCGGACCTTGTAGGCCTTGAGCGTGCCGTCTTCTATCATACGCGTCACAGTTTGGACGGAAACATCAAGGATCTCCGCAGTGCGCGCCGTGGAGATAGAAAAGCGCGGGCTCCAGGGGAGAAGTAACTGATCGGGAGAGCGGAAGCTCATGCTGGCCTCCGATCTTTCACCCCATCGGCTGAGACCTGCCTCTGGGAGCCCCGATCTTCCCACTTACCGGCGTGCTGCAACATACCTTTGAGCGCCCAGCGCACGCGGTTGGCATCGGCCACTGTAGCGATTGAGGGCGCTGCCTTGTGCTTGAGTGGTGAGCGCGAAGAACGCATCCAGGCGTCGAACTGGGCGCGTTCCCAACCGAGGCGTGCGTAGTAACTTTCGATGGTGGCCAAATCAGCCGAGGAGGCCATTTCCGGGGCGCTAGAGAACTCCTGGCCATCGTGCCGGCCATCTATCCCAGCCCTACGAGCTTGATCGCGATCGAGGCGTTTGCGGGGCTTGGCGGGGGCTTTCACGCCGAGCTGCGTTTGGATTTGATCAATCAGCCAACCAGCATCATCAGAGGTTAGATCACTAAAGCTAGACACAGGCTTACGCAGCCTCAGAGAGGCCCAACCCAGACGTTCTTCGCGACTCGTTCCGACGCCAATCTCATGGTGCGAAAATTGGCTGAAGAGCGTTTGCAGCCTTCCGAGTTGTGGCTTAGTGATCTGCATATTCATTTCCTGTGATCCAGGGCCTTCTTACATACCGAACAAAGCACTGGAGGCTTATTCTTCCGCATCTCGCGTCCATCCGCCTGGCGACAAGCATCCGAACAAAACTTCGCAGTCCGCCGCTTCGGATCGATCAGGTTCGTACAGCCCATATGCTGGCAATTTCGTTGATACCCGTGTTCTTGCAACTCTGTTCTCCTTTGTCGGTTGCTGTTTTCATTTAGACCTTGGCAGCCGGCGCATCGGCTCCGGGTGTAGCTTGACGTGGCCGATGTGCCAGCCTTTGCAGAAGCGGCAGAGATAGACCTGTAACTCGCCAGCCAGCGCGCCGAAATTGCGCCGCGATCCATTGAGCGCGGCGCAGGCCTTGCGCTGGCTTCCGTGCCGAATCTTTCCGAGGCAGGAACGCTCCTCGCTGGTCATAGCTGAGACCTCACCAGACCGTCTGGCACGCCGAAGAATCCCAACGCGCCTTTGTACGGGATGGGCGTCGCAAAAGTCACCGGATCGCGCAACACAAAGCCGTAGTTACCGACAAACCATGGGCTGCAACTGAGGGCTACGCAATCGACGATCTCCACTGAGCCAACGATGCAACCGCCGCATTCGCGCATTTCTGGAAAATTAGGTGGTGGCACGTTTGCCGCACCCGCCTCTGCGGCCATCTCTCCCGCGTCCCAATCGTCAAGTGCGATGTCTTTCTGTATCCATGATTTACTGGCGTGGATCAGCACGCGGCCGCGGACGCGCGTCGGCCAGTCCCGATTCTCAATGTCTTTGCCGGCGTGCAGGATGTACCACCACCAGGGCGCTCGTATGCTCAGGGCTTTCACGCAAGCCTCCGATCTTCCGCGCACATCACGGGCACAGAGATAACAGGCATCTTCTTCCGTGGGCCGCGCTTCTTCGCGGTGAGGCGCCTTACCCATTCGAGCAGCGCAAACGACGAGCAACCGCCGCGCAGCAGCACGGCATCCGCGTTGAGGCCCTCTGGCGACGCCGGGAGATCTGGGGCCAACACCAGGGAGTGCATAGCGGAGCCGATCTCCCAAGCCTGGTCGAGCAGACGCTCGATGTCCGGCAATCGCGAATAATCGCAGAACAGCAGATCGTAGGTTTGCGCGCGAAGATGCTCGACCGCCGGCTCCGCGCCAAGCACTTCCGTGACGGCGTAGCCGTTGGTGTGGAGCATGAACTTCAGAATGGAGAGCCGGTCCTCCGATGCGCCCACCAACAGAATCTTCTTCTTTGGCCTCATGCGGTGACTCCTTTCGGGCGGTTTGCTTTCTGGCGCTGGAGGCCGTAAGCAAAAGCTAGAGCCAGCGTTGAATGGAGTCGGTTGGTTTCTACGGGGACTTCGGGGATATCCTGAGTAGTTGGCGTCACGCCGGCGATAGCGAGAGACATCATGAAGGCGAGCGCTGAAGGTTCCATCGCCTGGAAGTTGGCGAGTGCCTTTGTAAAAGTCGGGGTTTGAAGTGCTTTTATTAATCTCATGCGGTCACCTCGACGATGCGGAAGAGATTCGGTTTCGTCTCGTGCCAAACGATGGCTTGTCGCAGGTTCAGGTAGCGCAGTTCATCCTTGAGCGCGCTGCCGAGTTGAATTCCGTCGAGGTTATCGGTGTCGATGTCACGCCATTCTATGCCGTCACTCTCGACGGATAGTGTCATGGATACCAGCACTTCTTCCGCGGCCTGTAGCGCCAGGGCGTTGGCCAACTTATTCACTTCGCTCATGGTTCATTCCCCCTTCAAAATGATTTTCTGGGTAACTATCCTTTCGCCTGTTCCGCGCGGAGATCCGCGCGGACCTGGTCGAGCTTCGCTTCAAGCGCGGACATATCGATGTGGTGGAGTTTGCCGACGTGAATAAGCGCCGTGAGCCGCGCCGCCATGTAAGGCCGCACGTTTTCTTTGCCTTTGAACCATGCATCCAGGGCGCGATAGACCTCTGTGCGTACGGCCTCTGGCACTTCAAACCAATGCGTCGGGCACATCAGCTTCGCGCGTTCGATTGCCACAGCGCAGCCGGGAATCTGGCAGACGAAGACAGCCTTCGCTGGCAGCGTTGATGAGACCGAAGGTGCATCCACCTTATGTATCGAGCGCACGAACATCAGCAATCTCCTTTTCACTGTTCTGTTTGAGCTGGAGCGAGAGCTGGCCCAGCAGTTCCAGCGCCGCTTGATCTCCATCTACCGACCTGAGAATTTCGAGTTCCGCGCGCACCTGGTCGAGAACGCCGCTCCTGAAAATGGTGCGGTCCGCATCCGTCACGATAAGGAAATAGCCGCCGTCCGATCCCTTTTTGCTCGATCCGATCGGTAAAGCAAACTGCAGGCGAAGAGACCGCACGATCTGTTTGATCTGCCGGTCGGCAAGAGCCTCACATTTCTTCCATGTCCGCATCTCGCGGATAGTGACCGAATTAGCAGCGCCGCGGCAATATCGAATAGCGGTCAGGACCGCCTTCTCTTCGAGGGAGAGCGTCATCCCAAGTTTTCCCGGCTTGCCGCAAAGCAGCCAGAGAATCTCCGCGTCGATGCTCTGTACACGCTGCTCGATGGAAACAGCCAGGTCCGGAAAGAGAGATCGTTCGGTCATCGCGGGCCTTCTTTCCGCTCTCTGATCGCAGCCAAGGCCGCGTGGCGCATCAGCGAGATGCCCGTGATGAGCTTGTCAACGCGCACGTCGAGCGTGTCGGCGAAGCGCAGAGATTCTTTCGGATCATCCTCAGCATCAACCTCTTCCCAAGAAGGAAACGCTGCCCAAGCATTGGCAAGGGCTTCGAGCTTGCGGAAGACGCTATGGCGCGCGGCCTTGAGAGCGGTGTTGCTCACTGGACGCTTCCTTCCACCAGTTGAGCGCCGGCGTCCATCCCCTTCACCGACCGGCTTCTCGCTCTTCGCCTCGTTGGGTACTTGTCGCGGTGCCACCAAACAGTGGCTTCCTTCATGCCGAGGCGCTTCGCAATTGAGGCGCACGATTCGCTCGCGGAGGCTTCGCGGATCGCCTGTCTCATTTCATCGGTGAGTCTTTGCATCGGTTCCTCCTTGAAGGGTTGCGGATTGGAAGGTTTAGAGGAGGTCGCCGCGCGCGCTATTGATCCAGTAGGCGTTGCCTCCCCCTCCTTTTGAGCCGGACAGTTGGCCGAATCCGACTCAAACTTGTTGTGCCGTTCAGGCAGCGCCGGGTGCGTGCCGTCGTCGCAGGCGGCGCAGAGAGCCTCGCCTTCGAAGACGATGATGGCGTCACAGCAGAGGCAACGCGAACAGCGCTTTCCGCGCGGGGCCATGGTGGTTGTCTCAGGCGGCGTAAGCATCAGGGCCTGCCTTTCTGTCGCAGTAGACCGGCCGCTGCACCGTGGAAATTGCCGCCGCCACCTCCGCCGAGACACCTGGACATGTATTCCAGGGGTCGAGGGCTTGGCCGCAGTTGGGACATGTCGCCCGCATCCGGCGAGGCATCGGCGTGATGGCGGCGGCGGTTAAGATCATCTCTTTGTTTGTCATCGCACAACCTCTTTCGGATTCGCGCGCCACATTTTGTGTAAGACTCTCTGCAGATCGCCCGTCTCTTTCTGAATCTGCTTGCTGGCCGCAAATAAACATGCAAGTGAGCTGATGGAGGGGTTTTCCTTGATCGTGCTCAGGTGCGACTGCGCCGAAGCGATGGCCATTTCCACACATTCAATGCGACGTTCGAGTCGTGTCACTTCGCTCCGCCTTTCTTCGCGGCCTTGGCGGCTTTGCGCTCGGCCTTGGCCACGGCCTCAGCTTCTTTCTGGCGCAGCGCGGCGGCCAGCTCCACCGAGAGCGCCGGAGCCTTCGCGTTCACGTTGAAGCACGACGAGAAGATCGAGAGCAGGCGGCTCTGCACGTCGCTGGAGAAACCGCCGATGGCCAGCTTCAGCGTGCCGGCCGCGTCCTTGCGCAGCGTGTGCTTCACCTTGCGGTCGAAGAGTTCAATGAAGACCTTGGGGAGCTTGAGGCGCGAGAGCTCGCTCTGCAGCTCGCCAACCGGAGCCTCGATGATCTCGACGGTGGAGGCCACGGTGGCGTCGGCAATGTAGAGCGTGCCTTCCAACCGCGTGGTCTTTTCGGCGTTGGCGGGCGTGTAGCCGTAATTCTGCACGGCTTCCAGCAGCGCGCCTTTGGCGGTGGAGAGCTTCTGCTGCGCCTCCTCCACGACAGCCCTCGCCGCGTCGAAGTTCATGCAGAGACCGTCGATCATTTCGGGAGTGGGAGCTTGTTTCTTATTCGGAGTCATGGTCAGCCTCGCTTTTCTGGATTGCTTTGAAGGTTTCGTTGAGGTCGTCGAGATAGCGGGAGAGCCGCGTGTGGCAGCAGCCCTGGCCGCAGATTTCCTCGTAGGTGAAAAGTGGATTGCGGTCTGGGTCCGTGGCCTCGATCGGCTGGAAGAGAATGCCTTCGAAGCCCGGCTTCACGATGGCGAAGAGCCAGTGATTCGTGTTGAGCTTCGGAGCGCCACAGACTCGGCAGATAAACGGTGGAGCTTGCAGAGGAATGAGCATCAGTTCATCACCTCCAAACACCCCAGCGACGAAGACCTATCGCCGGGGACCCCGTGCGCCGTTTTTGCCGGCGAGCAGCGTACGGCCATGTCGATGGCGGCGTGGGCCGGCTCCATGTTGCGCAAGATGGCCTTGGCGACAGGCACCGGCACACCGCCGAATTCGTCGATGCAATCGAGCGCGAGCTGCATGTCGGCGCACAGCGTTTTGAGGCAATCGCCGAACTCGGAGGGAATGGCGGTCACAGCCTTGGCGCTTACGCATTGCGGCTTGCCGTGCTGGTCGATGTAGACCATGCGATTCTGAGGTTGATCGCTCACTTCGCGCCTCCGATTTTGTCGAGTTCCAGCTTCGCCTTATCGAGGAAAGCGTTGATGGAACGGCTGATCCCGCGGGCTTTTCCAAGCTCATAAGCCACGCCGGGCACGGAATTGCCGCCGTTCAAGTCCATGCGGATCAGCCGCTCGACCTGGGCTTGAAGCTCCTCGGTGCGAATCGCCGTTTGTCGCAGAAAGTTGTCGAGCGCTTTGGTGTCTCTCACCGGCCACCTCCTAGCACGCGCTCGACGGCGCCGCCGGGCAGAAAAGCCGCGCCGATCTCGACAGCGAAGTAAAGAGCGGCCGCGATCACTGCCGCCTTCGTCCAGAGATCGCAGAGCTTGTGCAGGTGCGCCGAGGGTGTCCAGACTTCCCAGAAGGCTGCCCAGCGGCGCAGACAAGCCCAACGTGTACGCCGGCGCACGCATAGGATTCTGGCGAGCGGGTACTCACGCATGGAGACTTCCAAATCTTCCGCGGACTCGATGATGAGGTTTTTGCCGGTGCCGAAAAATAGCTTTTTCATGCCACGGCCTCAACTTTCTCGGCAATATCGTCCTGCGCGGCCAGTCCTTCGCGTATCTCGCGAACGGCGGCCATCAAACGGCCGATGCTGATGTAGCGCTGGGTTTTGCGGTCCACGCGGACTGCGATGGTGGCCAGCTCAATCTGCTGGCGGATCAGCGCGGAGTCGAGCGTGAGGCTGGACAATTCCGACTTCAGGATGCCCGCGGCCTCGTCGGCGGTGATGGCGGGCAGCGTGATCTTGTCGCTGATGCGGCGCTCCAGTTGCTCCAGCGTGCCGGCGAAGCGAGCGAATATCCTGTCAAGCTCGTGGCTGCCCGCAAAGCAGAGGGAGAAGCGCGGATCTTCATCGAGCAGCTCGCGGACAACCTCGAAGCAATCGATGGAGAGGTGCTGCGCCTCGTCGAAGTAAAGAACCACGCGCGCCCCGCGAAAATCGAAGCGGAGGTTATGAATCGCGCGGTCGATGGCCGTATCCGATTGCGTTCCGCAGGCGGTGGCCACGCGCTTCATCAGGTCGCGGGGCGAGATGCGCGCGCGGCAATAGACGCGGAAGATGAATGTCTTCTGAGCGGCTGCGCGCTGGGCGTTGTGCTCGGCAATCAGGTAGCGGGATACGTCCGTCTTGCCCGAGCCAGGCGGGGCATAAACCATGTAAACTTGCGGCCGCTCCAACAGCCGGGCGAAGACGCCGCGCATGGCGCGCACAGTGCCGGTCTCGTAGATCTGCGTTGCGAATGGGGCTTCTGGCTCTACCGGGGTGTTTGCGACAAAGCCGGTGATGGCCGCGCAGATGCGCGAGGAGTTGGTGATGTTGCTGTAGTGGCCGTTCATGAACTGCGCGAGGGTGTTCGGCGAGTAGCCGATTCTCCGCGCGAAGTCCACCGGCGACATGCCGCTGCGAATCATGAAGTCGGACGCGAGCCGCTGTGCCTGCGCCGATGTCTGTGTTTGGTCGATCATGCTTTCTGTCTCTCCAAAAAGATGCGTGCGGCCTCTGCCGGCGTCGCTGGCCGGTTCGAGGGTTGATTGTCAGGGGACAGTTTTGCGAGGTGGGGATTGCGCTGGGTAATTACGTCAGAAATATCGGTATCGGCGGGGAGTTGCAGCCGCCGGGCCATTTGCTCCAGCGGCGAGAGCGCGCCATTTTGCCGCGCAACCAGGCTGATTGTGCCCAGCGCTTCGCGCGTCTGCTTTTCCAGGTGGCGGCGCTGCCTCATGCTCTCGGAGATCAGCGACTGTGTGTGCGGGTCGCTGGGCGCGAAGCGCACGAGTTCCTCGCTTTGAAGGGCGCAGATAAAGTTGCCGTCGAGATCGAGCGCGGCGGCGTCTTCCGGCGCGCCTGGCTCGTAGGCGATCAGGATGTCGCACTGATTCAAGTTGTGCAGCGCGGCGAAGCCGGCCTGGTCAGCGGGCACGTAGCGGCGATTGTTCAAACGAACAGCACATTCCTGAACGATTCTGCGCTCGTGTTCCGCCATTAAAAGAGCGAGTGTCGCCGGATCGGGCGCGGGACGCTGGTTGGGGTTGAGATTGTTTTCAAATACCTGGCGCGGTGTCCCGCCGTCCATGCCAATTCCCGTGTGAGGCGAATCCGCATATTCCTCCATCCAGGCCAGGCAGGCGCCGATGAAGACTGAAGCCTTGGGATGCTTCGACTCGGCAACGCGGCCATGGCGGGTCAGCTTGCGGTGTTCCATCATCGCGAGTGAAGTGGAATCGGGACGCGTGAAGGGGCTGCCTGTGGTGTATGTCGGCCAGCATTTATCGAAGTGCTCGTGGACGGTGCCCCAGAAGCGCTCTATGTGCTTCGCCTGCCCGTGATAAGGCGCGCAATGCGTTAAGGCAGTCCCCACGCGCGCCAGAAAGCCGGTGGCCTCGATGGACTCAAGCTCAGCCTTGCGCCAATCCTGCGGCGCCAGTGGCGACTCCATCATGTAGCCGGGGGTCGCGCCTTTGCCCACCTTGCGATAATCCTTGCCGTTGTCAACGTAGACACATTCGGGAGGGCCGTACTTCGTAATGCCGCGGCGCATGGCGGCGGCGATAGAGCGCGAGCTGCCTTCCCAGCACCAGCTCGCGCCCATCGGCATCCGCGAGCGATAGTCGAGCCATCCGGTGAGCCGTATGCGGACCGGCGAACCCCACTCGACATTCGAGAAGCAATCGTTGGCGCACTCCACGTCGTGGATCATGTGATCCCCAACCCACACAGCGTTGGCGTACACGTCGGTGAAGCCGCGCGTCAGATAGGGGCTCATGCGTTCCTGGTATGCTTTGCGGCCTTCACGGGCATAGACGACGAGCGACGGCGGCATGGATTTTAACCACGCTCTCACCGTCTCGTATGAAGGCAAATCTTCTTGGGGGACTTCGATCATTTCGCGGTTGCTCACGATGTTCTCGTGGGCGACGCGGCAGGACATGCGCTGGTCCAAAAAAAGAAATGCGGCGAGCCACGCGGCCCGAGGATAGGCCTCGAAGAATCTTGAAGTGTGCGCGTCTTTTCGTTTACGGTCAGCCAGCGCCGCAAAGCCGCCTGCCTTGTATGCGCGCAGCCAGTTGTAGAGCGTGCCTCGGGAGATGCTGTGCGCTTCGGCGGCGTACTCCACCATCAGGGACGCGCTCGTGACAGGCGTTCCATCTCGCAGTTGCAGACGGCCAAACCGCGCGGGATCGCGTTGATATTCCAGAATCTGCTGCACGACGGCGAGCCGCTGGGAGGCTTGCTCCTGGTCTCGCGGCGAGGGCAGCAAAATTCGCTGAGGCGAAGCAACAGGCACGGACATCGGCAAGCAAATCGAGAGTTGAGTGCTCAAAGAGCGGCCCCTTGCAATTGCTGGTCAAGAAAGGTTTCTGTGTGTTGGCTGGCCGCTGAGCGCGCGGCAAATCTATCCACGGCCCAAACCACCGCTGCGGTGTAAGGCACCGCGCAGATCAGATCGAAAAGGTAGTGTTGGCCCGACCCTAAGGTGGCGAGGACGATCAGCGCGGCGTAGACGCCGCCGAGGGCGCGGCCCCAGTTCCAACGGCGAAGGAACCACAAAACCAAAAGAGCGCTGGACATGTGAACGGAAGGCACTCCGTTGGGCGCGGCGGAGATGGCCAGAAGATGCGGAACAAGGCCGGCCGTCGGCAGTGCCGGGAAAGATGGAAACGCGAACGCCGGGCCGCATACGGGAAAGAGCAAATAGATCGGGAGCGCGGCGAAGAGGTTCAGCAGGAAGGTCTGCGCCACGCGAATCGCTTCCCGCTCGGGGCGCAGCAGCAGCGTGGCGGCGAAGGCGCCGAGCATGGCCATGGGCAAAAGCCCGTAGCTCACGCTGACCAGAGTTCTGAGCCAGAGATGCACGGCCACGAGCTGGCCCAGGTGAAAGCTCGGCGAGCCGAAGAGGCGGTCGAACTGATAGATATAAGCGTCCAACTTGAGCGGACGCAACTGCGATAGCGAATTGGCCGTGAGCTGCGAGAGGATTCCCGCGGGTTCGATCAACAGCGCGGCGACGAAAAGCCACTCTGTCTGTTTGCGCGCGGCGGGAGCGAGAAACCAGCGCACGGCCAGCAAAGGCACGATTAGCGCGGTCACGGCAACGCCCGGATAAATAGTCAGGAAGGATGCAAAAGGGTTCACTTCGCACCCCCGATCTTCGTCGCGCGTTCGCGACGCTCGATGGCTTTGAGTTCAGCCTTTATGGACTCCCATGTGCGCCAGTCCTGCAGCGTGCGGTACATATCTGCGCGCAGCCAGAGAAAGACGCGCGTGAAGACAGCGGTGAGGCGTGCGGAGAGGGTTTTCATTTCGCGCCCGTTTTCTTGGAGGCGGCTGCGTTCCATGATGGATTTGCAGAGCGGGCGGCATAAAAGGCTTTTATTTTAGCGAGAGTCTTTCTGCTTTCATCCTCGATGGCCACTAGAACTTTGTCAGAGTGGCGGCGTCCTCCAGCGACCTCAACCACATCGCCGACCGGGATCTTCATTCTTATAGCAACGCGCCCACAGACCCCATCGAGTCTCGCATCCTGCCCCAAGTTCGAGACTGCCCCTATCTTCTGCATCTCAATAAACATCGGTATCAAAGAGACAGCGACTGTCCCATCTGCCCAGTGATTCTCAGAACGCTGTGCGGGAGATGCTCCCGGCAAAGATGCAGGCAAGATCAAAAGCCGGAAGGCTTGGCCGATGGCGGCGAAAAAGAGAACGAGGCGTTTGTTCATGCTGCGCGCCTTTCTGTCTTCCGCGCGAACCGCTGCACTTCGCGTTCGATGCGTGCATATTCCTTGGCCAAGGCGATCTCAACCTGGCGAGACTGCCGCAGGCCATTGGCCACAAGGCACAAATGTGAGCGGCTGAGTCCGAGCTGTCGAGCCACTCGGCTCTGAATATTGCGGGTCAACTTGGTGCGAAAGGTGTTTGCGTTCATATATCCTGTCCAGAGGCGAACCGGGTTTCGATACGCTGTTTGCCTCCAGATCACCATATAACCGCAGGTATGTGATGTCAAGCGAAAAAATAACCACAGGTATCTGTCTCGATGCGGAGCAGTCGCTAGTCCAAAAAATTAAGGCATTGCGGGACACTAGACGTCTGAAACAGATAGACTTGGCGGAATTCTGCGGAGTGACACAAGTATCTGTATCTAAATGGGAAAAGAGCAGGAAGCCGGCGATTCCATCAGCTAAAAATCTCCTCAGGTTGGCGGAATTGGTTCCAGAAGAAGAGCGCCCATGGTGGAGAGCTCGCGCCTCAGAGCGCGTTGGATTCGAGGTTCAAGGGCTACAAGCTGTATCCCCATCGCCGACGGGACGAAAGAAGAGCGAACGGGTGGACGCGAAATTGCTGGCGCAGGTGCTTGAAGCGGTGGAAAGGGCGATGAACAAAGCCGGCGGATATTTTTCAACGAAGATTCGGGCGGATGTTTTAGCCTGGGCGTACGATAGCTGGCGGGAGAACGGGCATCTGGAAGCCTCACAGATCGAAGCCAAAGTCCAGGAGGCCCGAAGTCCATCGAACCGGAAAGTGAGAACGTGATGGCAGGATTTAACTTCAACTTAGAAACCGACTATGACATGGGGCAGCACGCAATGTCGATGGTGGAACAGGTTCTCCGTTGGGATGGAATTTATCGCGCCGATGCGGTTCCGGTAATTGCTCAGCACATCCTTAAAAGCGCAAAGAAAGGCGAGACGGAACGAGATTTCCGGCGTTGGTGCAATACGCCCGATGCACCATTCTGCATATCCAGTTGGCAAGAGTACGCAACGCCACATTCGGATTCCAGAAAATGGCCAGAGATACTCTTCACTAGCGTTGTTTTGGATATTTACGCGTCTCATCGATATAACCAGATCAGAGAGTTGTCGAAAGACGATTTGCCTTATTGGCAGCTTGACTGTATGTCCCAGTACTGCAAGAAGCATTCATCGCTTGATCAATATATCGCTCGCCCGGATGATCCAATTTGGGAAGACATCTTTCCACCGAACGGCTGGATGTGTGGATGCTCGGTTTTGCCCATCATGGATTTCGACGTTCCTCCGCGTAAACGGATTGGACGCCCCGTATCCGAAGAGTTACGCACACAGTGCCGAAATTGGTTGCAGACGCGCCCGGATCATATTTTGAAGTTGCTTTAATTCCGCAATCATCGAGCCCCTTTTCGCCGCTCACCACGACGCGCATCATTCCAGCTATCGCACCTTGAACACCTCTTCCATCACGCGGCGAAGCCGCGTTCTATTCTGCACACTAACCTGAACGGCAAGCACCGCCAAATTCCGAAAGGAGACAGGCGGAGAGCCAGAGCAGACGAGTGTCCGTGGGGTTGGAGGCAGTGCGGTAACACGCTCCAATCCCCGGCCTCCGAAAAACAAGGAAGAGGGAGCTTCCCACCACCATGAACATCAGAGGAAAATTCACCGTCCGCAGCCACAAGCACTTTCAGTCCGCCGATCCCTACGTCGAGATCGAGCTGTCAGCGCTCTATTCCAACACACCGGAAGACAACAGCTACGCCAAGTCAACCCCCAGCGGCTCCATCACCATGGCCGTCACCGTGCCCGAAGTGATTGCGACACTAGCCATCGGCAAGGTGTTCTACGTCGATTTCTCGCCCGCCGACTGAGACAGGCGCCAACGTCAACGCAGCAAAAGCAGGGACCAGGGATCAAGGAATAGGCGGCGACGATGGAATTCAGCGCGGCGGGAATGGCGTTGCTCAAGCGGAGCGAGGGTTTCCGGGGAAGGGTCTATCTGGACACGGGAGGCGTTCCGACCATCGGCTGGGGCCACCGCCTATTGCATCCCGACAGCTTTCCCGACGGTGTGGACGAGAGGCTGGCCGCGCATATGCTGGCCTGCGACGTGGACGATGCCGAAGAGGCCGTCGAGCACCTGGTCAAGGTTCCGTTGACCCAAGGCCAGTTCGACGCGCTGGTGGACTTCGTTTTCAACCTGGGCCCCACGCGCCTCTGCAATTCCACACTGCTCAAAGACTTGAACGCCGGCCACTACGACGATGCGGCCGGGCAGTTGCTGCGTTGGGATCACGGCATGGAAGCCGGCAAGGAAGTCGAGCTGGCCGATCTGGAGGCGCGACGCAAAGAGGAAGTGGCGCTCTGGAAAGGCACGGTGACGGCTTGAAGCGCTACGAGCTCATCCCGCCGGTGCCACATGGCGAGCGCTATTGGCTCATCTCTGATACGCAATGGAGTGACGACCCGAACTTCGCAATTGTGCAGATAGCCGCATGGGCGCCGGACGCTGAAGTTCTCGCAACCAAGATCTGCGCCGCGCTCAACGCGGCGCAAAGCATTTAACCCGTCAACCGTTGAAGAGGAGAGATATATGCAAAACCCGCAATCGCAACTTCGTCGTTGGGCGGTAGTGATGCCCATGGCTCTGGCGACCATGATTCTGTCTCTGGCTGCTCTGAATACAGCCGGATGCACACAGCAGCAACGGGTCACTGTGGCTCAGGAGATCGTCAACTGGGCGCCGGTCTTCATCTCGACAGCCGATACCGTCAATGCGGCGGTGGAAGCTCTCGACCCGGTGACCGTGGCAGTGCTCGGGCCAATGACCCTGGCTCTCAACACTTTCGGGCCGCAGTTTGAGCTGGCCGCGCAGAACTATCTTGCCAACCCGACCCAGACCGCGCTCCAGACGCTTCAGGCGTTGGTTGTGCAGATTCAGCAGAATGCGAACTCGGCGCTGCTGGCGGCGGCCAAGATCACGAATCCCGTAAGCCAGGCCACGGCAACCAGAAACATCAACCTGATCGCAACCATCGCCAACACTCTTCTGGCACTGGTGCAGAGCATCAGCACCAAGGCGCAGGTGGCGGCCATGGCTACGCAGGTTCATGTGACGCTGGCGCAGGTGCGTCCATACATGGACGAGCCGGCAATGCAGCGGGCATCTCTGGGCGTTTCGCATGATCTGGCTCTCGCTACCGTTCCTACTCCGGCTCAGTTCTTTGCCGCCGAAGCGCAGCGAGGATTCTGATGAGCAACAAACCTCAAGTCTGGCCGGTTACGCCAGCACAGTACGCCGCGATGGAGACCGAAGTCGCGGCGGCCGGCTACCCGATCTCCGGCGACAGCGGTACGACGCAGGCGAAAAAGGGACCTATTACGGCAACCATAGGCTGGCTCTTTGACGGCGCAAAACTGAGCATCACTGTCCTCTCCGCGACGTTTGGCTGCACCGGCATAGTCGAGGGCCAGATCGCGGCTGCGGTCAACAAGGCATTGGGGCTGTAAACGAGAAAACCCAAGAAGCCTTCCGCCGCCCGGACCAAACCAGGCCGGGCGGCGGGAGCGAAAAAGAGGGCACGCGGATGGCGGTACGCGTCACATTCAGTTCGATCACGCTGATGAGATACCATGCGGTCCGCGCGCGCATCCGGGCGCAATCGGAGAAGACGGACTGTGTGGGCAATACGGGAACGGCGACGGGCGACAAAATCACCATCGCGTGGACCTACGACGAAGGCGCGCAGAAGTTGGCGTTCACCTGCACCGAGCGCCCCTGGTGGAAGTCAGAGGGCTTTGTGAGCAGCAAGATTCTCAGCCTGATGGAGGCGTTATGAAGAAGCAAATTCGCGGATGGGTGTTGCTGGCGCTGGGGTTCGGCGTGGCCGTGTGGATGGCGAGCTGCCTGGCTTATGCGCAGCAGCCGTTGCCGTCGGGCACTTACTACTCGCCGGAGACGAATCTGGAAACGCAGGACGCGGCCGCGCTCGGCTCGGCGCACAAGACCATCGGCCTGGCGGCTTTTAGCCTGACGGACGAAGCGATTGTGAAAGTGCTGGCGGACCGGGCGGCGCATGGCGTCGAGGTGTTCATCTATCTCGACCGGGGCGAGCTGCAGGCGGAATGCCGGGGAGATGTAACTTGCGCGCGGATTCCGCTGCACGCGCTGATCGGTTTGAAAAATGTTCAGATCCGCGTCAAGCAATCCAAAGTTCTGATGCACCTGAAAAGCTATTGCGTCGATTCGGGCCTGGTGCGGGATGGGTCCGCCAACTTCTCGGAACAAGGGGAGGCTCGGCAGGACAACTCGGCGACATTTGCGACGGGCGCGGGGGGTACCAAGGCGTTCGTGGCGAAGTTCGCCGCGATGTGGGCGAGGCCGGACAATCTGACCGTCGCCCAGGCGGTGGCCGGCACCTGAGACCGGCAAAAGGCAAAAACGCGCCAGAAGGCGCTAGGACGCGTCGGGGGGGGGCAAAAGGTAGGTTGATGCCATCGGACCCCCTTGAACGGGCCGACACAAGCGGGAAAGCTGCTTTATGTGGCTTCTGAGACGTGGGAAGGAATGGCGGAAATGGAAAATGCTCTCAAACCGAAAAGGATGTGGGTTGGTGGACCTCTCCGGAGGTTCTCTGGGGGCTCCGTGCCGGGGGCAAGGATGCCGCTCGCAACAGGGGGATATGGAGGCGCTTATATCTGCGACAAATGCCAGAAGCCTGTTGATGGAGTTTACGAAGCCTCCGAGGGATGGATTTGCGGCGGTTGCAAAAGGAACGCACCGAAGGAGTCCGAAGCGGAGCTGATCGCGGAAGCTGCTTGATTCGCGGCGGTAATGTGCGCGCATAAGGCAACGAAGGGGGTTTTATGGGTAAGTTTTGGGCTGAGGTGGTGGTTTGGTGGCAGGGGAAGAAGACCATCCTGGGGGGCGGCCTGGTGATGGCGGCGGCCGTGGTTGGGGTTTGGTACGGAAAGCTCGACGGGGTTGACGGCCTGACGCTGCTCGGAGTGGGGCTCTCGATCGCCGGATTCAGCGCCAAGGCGAACCGGCACCAGGCGCAGCTACTGACAGCGCTTCAAGGCGTGGCGCAGGCCGGGATAGATGCGCGGGCTGGAAGGCCGGCGCTGATTGTCCAGGACATGCTTCCGGGCTTGGCTGCGCTGGCGCCAGAAACTTTGGCTCCGGCAAGTCTGCATCTTTCGGCCAACTCGGTTCAGGAGCTAGCCACAGCGGTTCAGCACCTGGCCGGCAACAGCAATGGTCCTCCGCTGCCTGTAATTACAGGCTCGGCGGCCGCTGGAGCCGCTCAATGACGATTCTGGGCCTGAACGGACCTCCGAGGGCTGGGTTGGACATGGGCTTCCGCGCCGGCTGGCTCAAGCATGTGGGCCTGGCGATCAGCGGAGCGAGCGGCGCGGCGATTGTGGTAGGCGGCTACGAGGTTCTGAAGGTCCAGCCAGAGCAATCCTTCAAGCTGCTGGAGAGCTGGGGCCCGGCGTTCCTGATCGCGATTGTGGCGCTGTTTGTGCTGGGGAGATTTCTCGAGGGCTTGAACGCGACGGTGCGCGAGAGTTTCAGCATGGTAGCCAACGGAGTGCAGTCCGCCGCCGAGGCATCGAACCGGACAGCGACCGCGCTGACCCGGCTGGCCGACCTGGGCGGCAAGCAAGCGGAAGAGGTGCGTATGTTGGCGGTCTACGCGGCCCAGGAGTTTCCGGGAATTTATGAGCGGTTTGACCGGCAGGACTTGACGCTGGAAAAGCAAACCGAGGCGCTAACCAATTTGACAACATCGATGGGCGCATTGACATCGCTACGCGATCTCACCGACGCAATGAACGAACTGAGAGCGGGGAGAAACAATGGCAACTGAGCAGGAATTGATCCAGACGAGGCGGCGCCGCGGGAACATGTTGAAGCTGATTCGCCAGAATCACGAAAATCAGGCCGACCGCATGGATGACTTCGAAATGGCCAAGATGATGCAGAGCCTGGGCGCGCACATGAGCCAGCGCCAGGTGCTGACCATGCTCCAGGATCTCCAAATCTTCGGGTACGTCAGCTTCAATCAGCGGTTCTGCGATATCCGGGAGCGCACCATCGCTGAGGAAATCATGCTCACCGCGGCTGGCCTCGGAGCCGTGATCCGCCGCAAAGACACGGACGAGGTGCTGTTCGACTAGCTGGCGGAGGAAGTTATGAGCGTTGGATGTATGCACAACCCGGAGTTAGCCTGCCCTCAATGCCAGGCGGCCTTTAATAGGCAAAATCCCGACGGTCGCGAGACACAGAGGCGTCGGGAGTTCGAAGAGCTTCTTGATGAGGTATGCACCTCAAGAAAGAAACGATGACCAAGCCCAAGCCAAAGACCGGAGAGCCGCGGAAGACGAAGCTGCCGCTCAAGATAGATCGCCTGCCGCAGAGCGCGCAGGACGCGATCAAGGGGCTCTATGACCACGGGCGCACCTGGGTGGAGATCGCCGAGCAATCGGCGAAACCCTACAGCGCGGAGTGGGAGAAAGACGGCGGCGGCTTTATCGACTGGCCCGAGGTGGAGCACGACGTTCTGGATCTCTTCCCCGGCCTGTGCCTGGCTAAGTCTTCGCTGCAGCGATGGTTCGACCTGCGCGTCTCGCAGGTGCGCCGGCAAGTGCTGGCCGAGAGCGCCAAGGCGCGGGAGTGGGCGGCAGCTTTTGCCGGCAACGATCTGCCGGGAACGAACGCCGCGGTGATGAACGCCATGCGCGACCAGGTCTTCACGCTGATGCAGAAGGTAGGCCCAGGTGACCAGGATGTATTTCTCAAGGGCTTGAATGCGCTCTCGCTGACCCTGGCGCGGTTGCAGCGTGTGGAGCTGCAAGCCAAGCGTGTGGAAGTGGACACCCGCAAGATGAAGCTCCTCGAAGATCGGGAAAAGGCCGCGTGTGCGAGGGTTGACGAAGCTACCCAGTCCGCCGCGAAGAAAGGCACCGGACAGTTCTCCATCGAGGACATCAACCTCCTCCGCGAACGCACCTTTGGTTTGCCGCCACTGGTGATCGCTCATGGATAACAATGAGCACATAGCCAAGCCTCCCGCTGTGCTGCAGATGCGGCCGTATCAGCAGCGCTGGATCGACGACAATTCCCGCTTCAAAATCGCGGTGAAAGCCGCGCGCGTCGGTTACTCCTTTGCCACCGCATACCGCCGCGTCGAAATGTCGATGCGCGTGCCGGGACGCACGACGACAGTGCTCTCCGCCTCGAAAGCCCAATCGATCGAATTCGTAGAGACGTGCGCGAAGATCTGCCAGCTCATGGGTGGCACGGCGCAGATGATCGCCAACGAAGATTTCGTCGATGCGCTTGGCCGCATCGATGCGATTCAAAGCCGGATAGCCTTTCCGAACGGGAGCCGCATCATTGCGCTCCCGGGCAACCCGCGCACGGCGCGCGGCTATCCCGGCGACGCGGTGCTTGATGAATTCGCGCATCACGAAGACAGCTACGCGATCTTTGCGGCCGTCTTCCGCCAGGTGGCGCTGGGCAACTCGCTGGAAGTGATCTCCACGCCCAACGGCGAGCAGGGCAAGTTCTTCGACATCGCTCGCAATCTGGGCTTGGAGATGGGCGTTGCCCCCACACAGTTCCCGATAAAGAAAGATGGATGGTCCGGTCATTGGCTTGATGTTTACACGGCTGTGGCCGAGGGTTGCCCGATCAACATCGAAGAGATGCGCCGCGGCTTGAACGATGACGACACATGGAATCAGGAGTTCTGCTGCGTATTTCTCAAGAGCACCGGGGCCTGGCTGACTCTCGACCTGATTGCCGCCTGTGAAGATGCCGGCGCCACCATCGACCTGCCGCCGGACTTCCATCCGCGCGGTTCGCTCTACAGCGGCATCGACGTGGGCCGCGATCACGACGCCACATGTCTGTGGCTCGATGAAAAGATCGGCGACGTGGCCTGGACCCGCGCCATCGTCAAGCTGCACGCCATGAGCTTTCCCGAGCAGTGCAAGAGACTGAATCCGCTTGTTCGCATGACTTCCCGGAGCGCCATCGACAAGACCGGCATGGGCGTGGGCCTCTTCGATCTTCTGAATCTGGAGAACGAAGGCCGGCTGATGGGCGTGAGCTTCGGCGGCTCCAACGATGACGGCGTGAAGATGAAGACCGATCTTGCCATCCGCATCAAGAAGCGCCTGGAGCAGCAGCGCAGCCGTATTCCCTACGATCCGCAGATCCGCGCCGAGCTGCAGGCGATCAAGCGCCAGGCCACGGCCAGCGGCGTCACCTTCGACGCGCCGCGCATCGAGGTGGACACGGCCGTCGCGGGCGGCGTCAAGAAAAAGCTCTTTGCCCACGCCGACGCCTTCTGGGCTAAAGCTCTGGCGGATCTGGCAGGCGACGGCGGCGCGTGCGTGCTGACCGGCGTCCAGACGCCGGAGACACCCACGACTTATTCGCAAATCAAGGGGTACCTGTGATGGCCAACAAAAAGATTGCCGCCGTTCCGCCGCTGCCGCCCAAAGGCGAGATGATCTCGTCTACCAGCCTCTACATGCAGCAGATCTCACTTTACCGCAATACGCTGGCCTTCGGCGGTACGCGCAACCCCACGTCGATCTGGGCCGCGATGACCTACAACCAGCCGGAGACTATGGCCTACTACCGTGAGCTGGAAGACAAAGACGAGGATGTGGCCAACTGCCTGGATACGCTCAAGCTCTCGGTGCTCGAACGGGATCGCAGCGTGCTGCCCGCTCCGCGTGATGAATCATCTCTGGCCAAGGATGTAAAGGAGTTCGTCGAAACGCAGCTCGGCAAACTCGACTTCCACACTGTGCTGGATTGCGTTCTCGATGCTCCCGGCTACGGTTTCAGCGTACAGGAGATGATCTTCGACACCTCGGAGGGCCAGGCGGAGCTGGTGGACATCAGCGATTGCCCACAGGAGCTTTTTCTCTTCGGCAATCGCTTTTACCCGCAGGTGGGCAATCTGCAACTGCTCGCTAATCCCTGGGCCTCTCAAGGCGCAACGATGCCCGAGGAGAAGTTCCTGATCTTCAGCTATCGCAAGCGCAGCCGCAACCGCATGGGCCGCCCGCTGCTCAAGGCAGTCTTCTGGCCGAGCTGGTTTAAGCGCAACATCCAGCGGCTGTGGATGCAGTATGCGGAAAAGGGTCCGGGCACCGCCGTGGTGCATTACAACGATGCGGACAATGCGTCGGAGCGCCAGCAGGCGGTGGCTATTGCCGAGGCCATCAGAGACAACACGGCCGTCGCCGTTCCCAAGGGCTTCGAGTATGACCAGGAACTGCTCAAGATAGCCCGGTCTCAAGACCCCAAGGTCTACGAAAACTTCTTTCAGGCAATGCAGTACTCCATCGCGCGCCGGGTCATGGGCGAGACGTTGACCAGCTTCGGCAACGAAGGCGGCGGCGGATCGAAGGCCCAGGGCCAGACCCATGCCGACACGCTGGATAAGCGCAGCGTCGAGCTTTGCCGCAGTTTGCAATCGGTCATCAACGATCAGCTCGTCAAGCCGCTGGTGCTTTGGAACTTCGGGCCAACGGCGCCCATGCCGATCTGGCAATTCGATCTCGAAGAGGCTGAGGATCTCAATCTTGCCCTCACCGTGGACACCGGCCTGATGCGCATGGGCAAAAAGTTCAGTGTCGGCTACATCAGTGACCGTTACGACCGGCCGCTGACTACGACCGAAACGGAAGATCAGGAGCTAGTGCCGAACGCGGCCGCGCCGTCTGTGGCGCTCACCGACCGCTCCAGCGCCACCTTCGCCGAGCGCCAGGCCGAGGCAGCAATGCGCGAGGAGATGGAGCAATACGACAGGCTCTTTGCACAGTTGCAGGGCGACGCCAAGGGCATCTTTGCGCGCCGCGTGCGCGAGATTGTTGCGACGGCCATGCCACCGGGGGAGAAATAGCTTGGCACTCGGCTCAATCCATCTCGTGCGCTCAGAGCAGACAAAGCTCGGCGATCTTCTGGCTCACCACCTGGCCGCTGCGAATCTGCTGGGCAGGCTGCATATCGCCGGCGTCGGGCTAAAGAAGCTGCGCCGTCCCGTGCACCTGGCCACCAGCTCGCGGCTGAAGAACTTTGCGGACGACGACGCCCAGGGCGACACGCTCAACGTCGGTTTCAGCTTCGATGTGCCTCCGGAGGGCGCGGTCGAGTACCTGCGCAATCTGACGCCGGTCACGCGGGATCTCTTCGACGGGCTGAGCAGCCAATACAGAAACGATGCCTTCACGGTGGCTGGGGTCAGCGACCAGAGGCTGATCGCGAAGATCCGCGACGCGCTGGAAGAGACCATGGCCAAAGGCGGAACGCGCGACGATTTTCACAAGGCCGTAGACGAGCTG